ACTATGGTTACGGATCTTACAGCGGTGTAGTCTGGATTGCAGTAGCTCCTGACGAACAATTGATTATCTACCGTGAGCCGATAAATAAAATCGGTTATGATGCTACCCCTGCGATGCCAGATGAGTGTAAGATACCTGGTGATGTTGTTGGTAGTTATCGTAAATATTATGTTATGAAAAAACAAAGATTTGCTACTTGGAAAGCTCCAGCAGTTATACCCGAGTGGTATGTTAAAGGATTAGAAAATGAAAGTCAAAAAGAAATCTAATCCTATGGCAAAAGAAGTAAGAACTTCTAAATTCAAACCAAGAGTAGTTAAAGCTAAAAAAGGCAAAGGTAGTTTTACCAGAAAGAAATAATTATGGATTATGAGGAAAGTGAGAAGCTGTCTTTAGAAGAATCTAAAAGACAAACAAAAGAAAGACAAGACGAAGGTAAAAATATGATTAGACCATTTACATTTGATGAAAAGAAAATGTTATGGGACGGGTTAAGAGAGAAGAATGGTTAAGATTACAAAAAACTTTTTAGATAAAGATTATTTTAATGAGATATATAATGTAGTATCTTCAAATAGTTTTTCTTGGTATTATAATAATATTTTTGAAAAGACTAGACCAGAAATTAATAATGATTATAACTTTCAATTAACACACACATTGTACAGCAAAGGAAATACTAACTCACAATTCTTTAATCTATTTCAACCATTAATAGATTTGATAGACCCATTTCTTTTAGTAAAATTAAAAATAAATTTAAACCCAAAAACTCATACAAATATAGAACACGGTATGCATACAGATTTTAATGAAAAAGATAAAAACATTACATCAGGATTATTATACTTAAATACAAATAATGGATACACAAGATTTGAAACTGGTGAAAAAATACAAAGTGTTGAAAACACTTTTATAGAATTTGATAATAATATTAATCATACAGGTGCAACTTGTACGGATACATATAGACGACTAGTTATGAATATAAATTATATAAAAAGATAAGGAGATAAAATGGCTGAATATAATAGAAAAAATATGATTGAAGCAATTAAAGATCACGCAAAAGGACATATCAAAAAGCATTCAATGAATGTAGAGATATATTTAAAGAACTCAATGGGTATTGGTGAGCATCCAGATGTGTTAGAGGCAGTAGAAAAAGAATTAAAAATCATTGCAGAGTATGATGACCAATTAGAAGTTATCAAAAAATACTTTGAACACGACCCTCTTAAACCATTAAAAGACTAATGCCAATCTATACATTTAGAAACAAAAAGACAGGCAAAGAGTTTGACGAAATGATGACCATTGCTGAAATGGAAGAATATGTTATTAAGAATAAGCATATAACACAAGTCATTAAAGGGATAAATATAGTAAGTGGTGTAGGAAGTATAAAGCAAGATGGCGGTTGGAAAGATAATTTAAGTAGAATTGCTGAGGCGCATCCAAATAGTGCACTTGCTGATAGATATGGTAAAAAAAGTATTAAAACAATAAAAACAGAACAAGCAGTAGCTAAAAATAAAAGAAGATTAAGAGGTAAAAAATAATGGCAGACGATATACCAGATTATATGCGTGGGTTTGACCTTGATGAAGATTGGGGTATAACTCCAGTATCAAAACCACCAGAAACAACTTCACAACCAGCCATTGATCCTAAAGTATTAGAAGATTCGAATTTAGAACTTTCAAAAGTAAAGTCAGATGTATCAGATATTAAATCAATGATGAATGAAATTATGCAAGTAGTATCCGAAAAGGAAACTATAACAAAAGAACTTTCTGATGAAGAAGTAAATCAAAGATTTAAAGATATAGAGAAAATTGTACTACCATTTTTGTACAATCTTCAAAAGTCCGATGAGCCTTATATTCACTGGCCGAATAGAGGTCCGATAATTAAAGCACAAATAGAGAAATTGCTAAAGTTAACGAGAGGATAAATATGAGTATAAAAGCATATCATAAAGAACTTAAAAAAGAAGTAAATCTTTTAGAAGAAAGAAGAAAATTTGATAGAGGATTTATGGGATGGTTTAAGATAAGAGAAGCAAAAAAACAAAAATTAAAGGCAAAGGAACGGTTAAATGAAAACAGAACTATTAAATCAAACACTTAGAGGTTTTGAAGATTTGTCTGGTGTTTCTGATGAGGTACTTAATAACGACATCGGAACAGCAAATCATAACGCAAAATCTGTGTTTGCTAATTTAGATGCACTACCAGAAGAAGCCCAACAAGTTATTACACATATGACTTACAAAATGGGTGCTTCTGCATTGGCAGGATTGACGGATTTTATTACTGCAGTAAATGCTCAAGAATGGGCAACTGCTGGTGGTCACATAAAGTCAAGCTCTTGGGCATCAAGCAATTCAGCTGCAGCAACAGCGTTAGACAATACTATAAAAATCATAGGTGCTGACAATTCGGCAAGAGCATCTTTTGATGAAAACTTTTCAGGATAATTTATGAAACTAAGCAACAACTTTAGTTTAAAAGAGATGGTTGCCAGCCAAACGGCTGATAGAAAAGGGATTAATAATAATCCTAATGAAGACCATATGAATAATTTAAAATTGTTATGTGAAAAAATATTACAACCTGTAAGAGATCATTATGGTAAGGTAGTATCAGTGAGCTCAGGTTATAGATCAGAAGAACTATGTGAGGCAATTGGCTCTTCTAAAAATTCACAGCATGCGAAAGGTCAAGCAGCAGATTTTGAAATATTTGGAGTATCAAACCAAGAACTAGTGGTCTGGATAAATGAAAATTTAGATTATGACCAAATGATCTTGGAGTTTTGGAAAGGTCCAGACGAGCCAAATTCTGGTTGGGTGCATGTATCTTACAAAAAAGAAGGTAATCGAAAACAATTATTAAGAGCATTTAGAAATAGTACAGGTAGAACACAATACGAGCCTTACGAATATTGAACGCCTGACGAACTTAATAATATGTATGCGAAAAAGGGCGTTTAAGGGTTGACAAATGCCCTATATTATGATATATTATAATGATACAATAAATGAAGGTGAAATATTATGGCAAAAAAACAATTCAAATTTGAAGAATTAGACACAACAAAACTTCCTAAAACTGTTGGTAAAAAAGTAGATGGATTTCGTTTCTATGATATAGACGGAAAAGCATATCCATCGGTGACTACAATTTTAGGTATCAGATCAAAAGAAGGTTTACAAAAGTGGCGTGATAGTATTGGTGAAAAAGTTGCCAATTGGGAAATGAATAGAGCTGCTCGTAGAGGTAAAGCAACACACTTACTTGTAGAACAATATCTTAAAAACGAAACACCATCTGTTAGAGATGTATTACCACTTGGTCTATTTAAACTATTAAGACCTTATGTAGATCAAATTGATAACATACATTGTTTAGAAACAATTATGTATAGTAAGAAACTTACAATTGCTGGTCAAGTTGACTGTATTGGTGAATATAACGGTAAGTTGTCAGTTATTGATTTCAAAACAGCAAACAAAGAACGAAAAGAAGACTGGATTGAAAACTATTTCTTACAAACAACTGCTTATGCAATAATGTACGAAGAACTATTTGGTAAACCAGTTGAACAAATAGTTATATTACTTGCTGGTGAAGATGGTACTGTTGCTTCATATGTTAAAGATAAAAAAGAGTATATGCCTAAATTAGAAGCGGCTATACAAGATTTTTATAAATATTATGAAGAACTTAACAAAGATAAAATCAAAGCAGAGTAATACAAAGCCCACAATTTTATCGTAGAGGGGCTATGAAAAAAATCATAATAATAATGGCTCTATTATGGGCCACTATCAGTTACGCTGAAACAACGACCAGTAAATATAATCTATATATGATGCAATATCCAATGATGTGTGGATCACCTGTTGATGTTGATAATTACATAAAAGATAAAAGATTTACACCAATAAATGTGAGTTTTGGTAAAGAGAACGCCAACGAAAATGGTGAAGTAGTGTTTGCAATAACATATTATATAAATGATGAACACCAAACTTTAGCAGTGGCAGAAACACCAAATGATCCATATAAGTGTATGATATTTCATACATTTGATATGATAATGAATACAAATCTACTAGGAAAAGACACTTGACATTTTTGTTAAGGCATGATATATTAATAGAGTTATAACTGTGGTGGCGAAAGCTAGCGTGAGTACCCACCCAAAAAAGAGGTGATAATGAATAGTAAAGAATTTAGTTTAGAAATTGAAAAGATAGTAAAAGAAAAAAGAATATCTTATATGGATGCTGTTGTATGGTATTGTGAACAAAACGATATTGATACAGGAACAGTATCATCATTAATTTCAAAATCATTAAAAGAAAAGATTAAAGTAGAGGCAGTTGATTTAAGATTACTCAACACACCTAAGGGCGGAGTATTACCTGTATAATGTATGGTGGGTTTGATGTATATAAAGTTTATCTTGGTGTCAAATTACACTTTACATCAAAAACATATGACTATATAAAATATGGAGGAAAAGTTAATGCAACACTTGATAGTTTTACAAAGAGAAAGGATAGATACTTTTTTCATAAGTTAAGTACGAAATATGGACAAACTGATATACTTGATTTCTTTGTTGCTAACTTTCTTGCAGATCGCAAGAGATGGATTGGTAATTTGCTACAGAATGATGGAAGAGAAGTTTATCTGGCTTATAAAAAACGCAAAGAAGCCTTTACATATCACTTTAGAAGCGATTGCGTATGTATTATTGATGACTTTCGCTCTCGTGGCTTTCGGTTTGATGATGGTTTTGTTTGCAATAATGGACAACACCCTAGACTTTTACAATTACTTATTCAAAAAAAAGTCGGGCTACAATCCGCAGTCGTGTTTGACCACTTCTTATCGTTTATCAAAAATTGGAATAAGGAAATTAAAGAAACTTTTGTATGGCCTGAAATCGCATCTACGATTTCCAGGTTAAAACCATTTACAAATTTTAATGCAACAGAATGTAAATTAATTATGAAGGAAGTATTTGTTAATGAGTGAAGAATTATTAGATTTTCAAAATGTAAAACCAGTTGTACCAGAAACAAATAAAGTACAACAGGAAGATGGAACCTTTAAATATATTGATAGAATTTATAGTCGTATTTTTGGTGATGTGTATATGATACAAAAAGATGGTACACAATATAAAAGTAAAATAGATAAAAGATCAATAAAATTAGATGATGGAACTTTAGGGTTTGTATATCACGCAGACGGTAGATGGTTTGATAGATGTGGTATGCCAATAAACAAACCAAACAATTTAGTCACTAGGGATAAGAAAGATGGCGAGTAGAGTATTTTGTATAGGTAATGGTGAAAGTAGAGCGCCAATAGATTTAATTAAATTACGACCACACGGAAAGATATATGGTTGTAATGCTTTGTATAGAGATTTTAAACCAGATGTTTTAGTAGGTGTAGATCACGGAGTTATGCACGAAATATATCAAAGTGGATATTGTGATGAGAATGAAACTTGGTTTAGAGACTGGACTAGAGTACCAGCAACAATGTATCATATGTTAGTTTATGGTAGTATGAAAAATGAAGATAAAGAACTAATAGACAAGTATCAATCAAACAAAATGGAAAACGAAAGAAATAATAGACAAGAGTTTGTATTCCATGGTTCAAATTTATCTGGTAAAGTCAATATCTTAAAAACAAGTAGAGAAACAAAAGAAATAGTTGAAAAGAAAGTTAATCATACCACAACATATGTTACTTGGACAAGTGAAAATGATAAGGCAAATAATTTAAGTGATTTAGTTGAAGGTCAAGCAGACCCTGGTTGGGCTTGTGGCGCTTCAAGTGGACGAGTGGCAACAGTAAAAGAAAAAGATTTGACAGAGATATATTTGATTGGACACGATTTAGTTAGTGATACACAAAATATTAATAATATGTACAAGGGTACATTACATTATGGAATACCAGAGGCGCAACCTATACCTGCTATGAACTGGATTAATCAATGGAAAACGATTATGATAGAAAATCCTAAAATACAATTTTATAAAGTTAATCCAAATGGCGATAGTGGTAAAACACCAGTCAGTTCAGCAATTAGTGAGTGGACTGCAATTAAGAATTTAAACTATATGAGTTTTGATAAACTAAATGAAAAGTTTAACTGCAAGTAATAAAGTCACAGAAGATCAAATACTTTTAGATGTTGATTTACTATTAGACTTACCTAATAGAGATGATGAAGTTTTTAATAATTATCTAAAAAATATAAAAGATGATTTAGATAAACAAGGTATGTTAAACCCAGTTTTAGTTATAGAGAAAAAGAATTATTGGAATAGATTTCCATGGCGTGATGATAGTAAGAAATATGGCGTTGTGACAGGTACAAAAAGATATAGATATGCCGTTGAGAATGGGTATGATAAAATTGAGTGTATTATATGTACAAGTAAAAACCAGTGGTATGACTTGTGGAATAAAACCTTTATCAAACCAAATCAGACTTGACAAATGGTTGAAACTGTGATATATTAGAGGTAATATGTTTGATAAGTTTATATACACATTTTTAGATAAGATCATTGAGTGGTGTGAACGCTATAAACAATATAAAATTAAGAGGTCTTTGCCTAGAGAAACTTACGATTCAAAGGCACGAGCAGAAGGCTTAAAAAAGTGGGTAAAACGGAATGAGAACTCTTATAAATAATAATGATCCCGATAATATAGGGAACACAAATACAACGAATACGCAAATACAAAGGAGATAAAATATGGATTTCGAATCGTTAAAACAATCGTCAAGCAACTTTGACAAACTTACAAAAGCCATTGAGGCAAATCTCGGCAACGAGAACAAAGATCAAAACAAATCAAAATACCAAGATGACAGATTTTGGAAACCAGAGTTAGATAAAACTGGTAATGGTTATGCTGTCATTAGATTTTTACCTGCAGTAGAAGG